CACCCAACTTTATCTTCACCTTTGACGCTTGATACCTTTCTAAGTTGTATTTACATATCTTCCGACTGTATTATACTTCCAGATTGATTCCTGCGTACTTAGTGTTGTTTGATACTGTTGAAGTGAGCACACCTTTTCAAACCTTCCAACCTTTCTTAGTTTTAAGTTGTATCGATTGTATTTGTGTGATTATTCATAATAATTGCCCATCTTTTCTTTCGCAAATACATCTCTTCTCTAAGTGTGAATGTTTCTGAACGTTGTATGAATCAGTTTTTCTCTTCCAATTTATCGAACTTGTGTATATGTGAGTGTGAACTAATTTTTGATTCTTTCTTTTCGTTTCGATGACTAGGACTGATTACCCTACCATTGATCCTAACAATAGTCACGACGGGATAGACTCCGTGCAGTGTTTTTAGAAATCCGGTTGGACTCCGGTAGCACATACGATGACACCACACTAGCCAGAGTCGGCGTAGTCGTATTGTGTTGTGTTCCCTACTAGAGACCCAAAGCAGCGTTCTCTTATTCATTATATTCTTGTGATTCTGAAATGAGGTTTGTTGATTTGCTTGTGGTAGTGTTGATTGAGACCCGTTTCCGGTAAGCTGCTTGGTATCGTGATGGCATAGTGATGCTTGATCTGAAATCACAGACTCGTGTTGTCGCCCGCTACATAATTTAAACGTATTATGGAACTGCTAGACATCTACTGGTCAAATGGGAGAAGCAACATGAGGTTTGTTTCTTTTGTTTGGGATCACGGATAAACAGCTTTTAAGAAGTCCCTGCGCTCCCTAGCTTGCAGCTCTATAGCGATAAGTCAAGTGAAGTTAGTAAACTCTTCTTAGCTGGTAATGAGTATGTGCTATATATCCTGGATAAGTCCCCCCCAGGGTTGATGCTAATGGTAGGTGCACAACAGGCAGGTGCACCTTTGTCGTGGGATGTGAATTCGTTCTGCCCGGGCACCATAGAATGACTAGTGAGTAGCAATCGATGTAGTACCCTTTCAATCCATATAGTCTCAAAATTACCTGGCAGTTGTTTTCAACGTGAACACAACTGCTTTCGTTCTGCCTAATCCTATATTTTAAAGTTTTTTTTTAAATTTTGTTTGTTTGTGTTACAATATGAGTAATATTGTGACATACCATATCGTGACTAAGTCACGTAACCGCGGTTTGCGAGCCGCCCCCCAATATGTAGTGAGGGATTTGTCATCCCCAGCTACATACGTCCGTCCCATCGGGCCCCGCCTCCCTCGTTTTCCAACCACGTGGGAGGAGCGTGTTGCGCGCCGTTTGGTGCGTCAATACGCTAATGTGGAGGAAGATTTCCTCTATAAATTTTACCACCTTATCCATTTTATGGATAAAAAAATAAATAAGGCCAAGGCAGTCCAACAGCCTTGGACTCGCGGCATGTGTTTTACACAGGCCGTTATCCGCGCTTGGGAGCAAATGCGTCCCAAGTATATGCGCTTACTCCGTAAGCGCGAACGTCGTGCCACCCGCCAAACACCCGTGGTGGCAAAATTCTCGTACGAGCGGATGTGCGAGATCCTTTCAGTATCTGAGGGTACTGAAACTGAACTGATCTTCGGGTCAGTTCATCCTGATGACTTGGTCCCCGACCCAGTCATCAGGGCACCGAGGAAACGGGAAGTTCCACTTCCCAAATGGAATAAGTCAAACCGCTTATTCCAGAAACCCTCTCCCGACGGAAAACGCCACCAGCAGCGGGAGAAGAGGTTGGCAGAGCTGGCTGCCATTTTGCGTGGAATTATATTCCACTTGAAATTACGCCGTACAAATACGGCGTATCGCACTCCCATCCCTGTTGTCAAGGGAGTGCGGCGCGTGCCCACTACGCGTAGTGGTGTCCCCCTAATTAAATTTGCGCGGCATGAAAACAATGATGCAGCAGAAGACATGGCACAAAGCTCAACACCTACTATACATGAGAGTACTAGAGTTTGTATAGTAGAGACTAAAGATTGTAGTGAACTTAAAATACCAGGTATGAATATAGACCCTCATTATTCAGTCGGTGATGTTTATAGATCTTATGCTACTATGACTGAGGATGAAATTTTATTGGAAACTTTTACTTGGTCACAAGGAGCCCAAGGTACGTTGCTTAAGCAGTATACAATGCCATTTGATGGTATTATGAAACTTAAGAGTAATCCTGTTTGCGTGCCATTTTTAGTACACAATTATTGGAAAGGTGATTTACAATTTCGTATAGTTGTTAATGCTAATAAATTTCAAGCTGGGCAAATTCAAGCCTCTTGGTGGTATGACGCCCTATCTGATTCAAAATTTAGTTTACGTGAAAACGTGTTCACCGCTTCCCAGACTCCACATGTTTTGATTAATGCAGGCACGTCGAATGAAGCTTGTTTAACAGTTGGGTACCGTAGCCCATATATGTGTATCCCCATCACTAGTACAGAACGAACACAAGACGCTCTGAACTTAGGCAAATTGGTTTTACGCGTTTTGAATCCACTATCGAGTCCTGATTCATCTGCGAAACAATGCAGTGTATCTATTTTCATTAAATTTTTGAATGCTCAATTTTTTGGTGCTCGCAATGGTGATGTTGGAGATACTGTTTCACCTGAAATGATGGAAGGCGCACTTACTTTGGCAAGTTTGAGTATGGCTGAGCGTGTACTAAATAATGTGCTGCCTGATCATAATCGAGATAATCCTCCCGTGACTGGGCCTGGTTCTCCAATGGTGCCCCAAGCAATGCAATCACTATGTGCGGGTACTGGTGATTTAGAACCTGTTAATCATCTTCGTTTAGACGCTAAAGGACAAGTACCACATTTGGAAAGTCCGAATACTCTATCACAATGGACTGATATAGCCAAGACATATGGTCTCGTTAAAACATATAAATGGACAAAAGACCATAAAGAAGGAGCGGTTATTTTCACTATAGACGGAGCCCCACAATTTCCATTAATTGAATATAATACCCATACAATTGAATCCGATTCATGCTTTAGTATTCCTCCTGTTGCAGTTGCTTCTAGCTTATTCTCTTATTGGCGTGGTTGTTTAAAGATGAAATTAGATATTGTGGGTACGTCTATGCATACTGGTAAACTGCTTGTGTGTTATTGTCCTAGAGTCTTGTCTGATATTACCATTAACCAAGCTCGTGGTAGTCCACATGTAGTTATTGATATGAAGGATGGTCCACAATCTTATACCATTACATTACCTTTTATATCTAATAAATATTACTGGCATAGCAGATATTCGTCTAATGACCCTGGTAACTTTACGTCTCCACCTGGTCGCGTACACGTTTTTGTTTTAAATAAATTAATACCAATGGAAAGCATTAACAATTTTGTGTATATTAACATGTATTGGGCAGCAGGTGATAACTTTGAATTAGCTATCCCATGTCAACCAACCTTTGGTACGAGCTTCTTTACTACCAAAGATAAACCAAGCGCAGAAGTTAAAGCATATGGTGGATATTGGCCATTCTATTGGGGTTACTACAATAGTTTCTATGGTGGTGTCAAGGCTATTGCTCGGTATGGTAAAGGCTGGCAGCACGTTGCTCAATTTCAAAATTTAAAGATGAATTATTATTATACAGTTAACGCCAATTCAGTTGCTTCAATGCCCCCATTTTTGATTAAGAATGATGGTCAACAATTTGTCCCAAAATTTTTCTGTCCAATTGATCTAGACGATGGTGCGGGGTTAAAATACTTGGGTGTTATGGAAACTGAAGAAAATGCCAAGAAATACGCAGCATTACCACCTAACAAAAAAGATTTTTCTCTCTTCATGGATATTAAAAATAATGATGATGGTCCTTGGAGTGCTCCAAATGTAAATCCTTTATTTGATGGTCATGCAGAAACTATGCGTGCACCCCCTAAAATAGTCGCTTTTCACGAAAATGATCCCAATACTTCAAATGCTACTGAAGAAGGTGCGGTTGTTTTGGATTGCACGCCATGTCCTAAACCCAAAATTGCTGTAAACGTATTTGGTGAAAACTTTAATGATGTAAAAACTCTCTGTCGTAGGTATCAACCATATTGTATGTTCCAAGGTGTGACGTCTCAACACAGCGGGTCTGCTAGTATCGCTTTGCCCTTAGTACCACAAGGATTAGATCTCGACATAGACGAGCATGAAGCCACTAAATTATTTTATAATAGGTATGTACGTGATGGCACAATACCTATTGTTGCAAGTGCGTATAGATATGTTCGTGGTAGTATGCGGTTGCGTATAGTGCTACCAAGTGATGTCAGATGCAATGTGTGGACGCAACATCGTGCCGATATACATATGGATAAATGGTCCGTTAAACCAATAGCTGAAAGCGGAGTAGCGGCTTGTTATCTCAACACAGGGTATGCTGTCTGCTTCCAAACTACTAAAGTCAACAACACTTTGTCCATAGAGATTCCATATTACCAGCCCTACGCTTTTGTTTTGAACCAGCGTACAGATTTAAAACGTGGAGGTGCATTACAAATTTCTTCTTTAGGAACTTTATATATTGGATTTGAACAAAATACTTCTACCCCTCAAAAATTTCCCGTATCTGTTTTCTATGCTTTAGGAGATGATTGTTTCTTTGAATATTTCCAAGGCTTCCCCCCCATGATCCCACTGGCGCGAAGAGCATTGCTTGGAGAAGTCGTCGATGCAGCAAAACACGAGGGTTTTGGAGATACAGCGAAGGCGCTTTTGAACGCTCCTAAACTTGTGGACCGTGTTTTAGATCAAATGACTGATACCCTTGATAAAGTTGTTACTGAAAAAGGTGTTGGTATTAATATTAATGGTTTACCTTCTGAAATTAAACATTCTCATGATATTAACATTAACATAGGCTCAGAAACAAGAGAATTTATTAATAATGCTGGAGAATCTACCTCTGGTTTCGTTAAAGATATAATGGGCACCAAAGACCCCAATGAAGCTGTTGGGGTAGTTCAACAATTTATTTCATGGTTAGATACTATTACAAATGGAACTATAAATTTCGGAGTCGATCTCGTTTCACAGATTATGCATTGTGCCGTTAGCCCCGTTAAAGGTACGATCGCTATAGCAATAGTTACTATATTAGTTAAACTTGGATTAATAGGTAGCAAATTTTTTGATAAAGTCATTACTTCAGCCAAAAACCTGATAGATTATCTAGGCATTTCTGGCGATGATAAACCCAAACCTGATAACATCCCACCCGAACGCGATGAAACAGGGAAAGTACACGCTCGAGTAGAAGCGGACTATGATATGGTTACTTCTTTTATCGACGTTGCTTTTGCAGCTGTGTCTACAGTGTTGCAGGTTTCGGTTACTCCACCTAGAAATGTTTTTGATTTTACCAAGATAGTTACAAAAGAAATTACCCAGAACGTTCGTAATGCAAATCAAGTGACACTTTTCATGCGTAATAATATCCTTGTTTTTAAGAAGATTGCAGAATATGTGACGACTTGGACTAATAAAGCCACGTTTATGGAGAAAATCATGGAAGACGACATGGTTCCTCTTTTATCATGGGTGGAGGAGTGTGAGTTGTTACTGGATCCCAGGCACGAAGAGAAGTCGTATGCGATGGACTCTATGTGGGCTGATCGTATTGAGACTGCTTATGTGCTGGGGTGCACTATAAATAAACACTTTTCTGCCTATTTAAAGAGTGGTAGGAACCAACAACGTGAACTGTACGATATGTTTAAACGCTTATTTGGTAGGTTAACTAATCGTCGTGAAGCTATCTTTAAGCGTGGAAAGGGTACGGTGTCGCGTAGAGAACCATTTGCCATTTGGTTATATGGTCGTCCCGGAGTAGGTAAATCGCAGTTGGCGCAATATTTAATCCCTAATTTGTTGTCTTCCGCAGGAATAGGATATACAGGTGAACCTATATACACTCTTCCCTCGGGAGCCAAATTCTGGACTGGTTGTCGCGCTCAACCAGCGATATTATTAGATGATTTCCTAAATGTTCAAACTGGCGAAATAAAGGATGAGTCGATTCGTCACGTATTTGCAGTTAAATCACCTGCTGCACTTAATCCACCTATGGCCCACTTGGATGATAAGGAGCTACGTTACAATCCCGAGATCATGGTTATTTGTTCTAACTATGATTTCCCCGAAATTGCAAACGTGGATATGACAGCTGTGTGGCGTCGTAGAGAGGTACTATTGAAGTGCACTTTAGATCCAAGATTGATATCGGCAGGTTATACAAGTTTTAGTGAACGCAGTGAAAGTGTCAAAGCTTTTTGCCGCGAAAATGAAATTAATTACCGAAATTATGAACATTTAAATATGCAATTTTCTGATTCACCTTCCGCCCCTGGTTGTAATTACTCTGACCCATTGAATATTAACGCTGTGTTATCTCGCCTTCAGAAAGAATTTATAGACTATAAAACAGATCAACATGAACTGTTCATTGACAGAATGGCGTTATATAATGCTCGTGTTAAGAATAGTGATGATGATACATTATCTATTTCAGAGAAGCTAGCGGAGTTTAAAAGGCTTTGTGGCATGCTTAACGACCTTAAATGGCATGATCATGTGTCATTTAAAGATCGCTTGCGTTTGAGCACAACGTACAGTCAAACGGGTACGATTTCTCAAGAAATGTTGGCGTGTTTGCAAGAGAACGTTGATATTGTGAAGAAGAAAATGGAAAAACCACAGGAAAATACCACCGTTCCTCTACCAAGCGATATTGTAAAACATGCGCAACACGAAAACGCTGATGCTGCAGGGCCTATAACCACGGCTGAAACTTCCGCAAGTACGACAACCGTGACTACTACTAACACTACAGTTTCCTCTCATTTGATAATCTCTCCAAGTGGGGATGTAAAAGTTAATGCAGTTACTAATACAGATTTTTCTAAAGTTCCTGAAAGTTTTCCGCGTGAACAATTGTTAAATAGGGAAGGCAAAGCTCTCCAAGTGGATTACGTGTCTTTGTATGAGCCAGACTGTAAGGATGTCCGTATTTATACAGAGATGGAAGTGGATTCATTATTTTTTAATCTGGCGGGGTGCCACGTGCATGACAGTGTAACTTTGAATAAGATGCGCAATGTGGTTTGTGGTTGGTATGGTGTTAAAGGTATAAAGGATGCTTATTGTTTGTCTATTCTTTATGCATTTACCACCATGCATTTGCCTAAGCCATATGTGATTGATAGCTCGACATTGAGTACTGGTTGCTCAATGTTGTATGTGCGTCACAACAATCGGCAGAATTGTGAACTTTGGTGTGCTTGCTGTAATTCAAGTGTTCTAGGGGCCACATTTCATCCTGCTTGTCCATCCCTGCAACAATTGTATGTTTTGCTACATAAAGATAATTTAATCATGAAAAAGAAAATAACGTTTAATACATATGGCGAATATACACAGTTGTTAAATGATTTAAGAGGTCGTGAGTTCCGTGATATAATAGTTTCTTTGTATAAAACCCCTAAAATTTGGAGTCGTATGTCTTCCATGTTAACTAATCTTTTATTCAGAGTAATTAAAGTTTATTATAAGGCAAATTCAGTTGAAGAACTCGAAATTCATATTAAAAATAATGTTACTAATGTTAAAGCTGCGTTACCAGCGTATGAGCCTGATAAAATTTTAGATACCATTAAAACAAAATATCCCAAATGCATTCATAGTAAGTTGAAAGTTGATTTTGTATGTGACATAGATACCTTAAATGGTGACAAACCATATTTCTCTCCTATGGATTTAGGTAGTGAGTTACGCATCCCTGACGATAAATGCGGTGAGGAGTGTGTACTGATCAAGGAACCAGAGTTAGGAAGAGCTTTATATTGTTTGTGGACTAAACATAATCCAAATTCAGAAAACAAACCACTTTATTTCGTAAATAATGCAGTAAAAGAAAGTTTAAGTAAAAATTCTGATAAAAATGAACATTCTTCATTCTTCAGCAAAGTACGTAAAGCATTTGTAGCATTTTGGGAGTATGTCAAGAAGCTAGGAGATTGGCTGTGGAGGCACATTAAACCCGTCCTGAAGCCCCTATGGACATTTATGAAGTATCTAATACCATTCTTTTTGTTAGTGGGGTTGCTTTGGGGGGTTTACGCGTTGGCTACGGGTAGCTCAATAGTTGGCGGGTATTACGCAGCTGCTACTACTGTTGGTGGTGCAGTGTGTGGTGCTACAGCTACCGTAGGTAGTAAGTTTTCACAGTTATTTTCTCGGCAGACTGCCAACACTCCGAAATTCACACCTTCCCATGAGAATGCAACATCGTATGCGGAAACGCTTAGTAGTGGTGCTCGTAATCCAGCTCCAAGAAGTGTTGCATTTGCACGTCATCAAGGTGGAGATTGCTCACAGAAAATGCAGGAAGTCATGAGACTTGTCAGTAATAATACATATTTTGCGTGTGTTAATGAAGATTTAACAGGTAGCTTAGATAGAATGGTAGCTATATATCAAAATTATTTTCTTATTTTAAAACATTACTATGAATGCTGGATTTCAAAAAATACAAATAAATTATATGTTTTTAATCCTAGTACTAATTCAAAAGTATGTGTTCCAATAGATAGTATAGTTTTGGAATCAGTCCCTGATAAATCCATTGCGATAATTCATATTCCGACTATGCCATATAACAGAAAGATAACACACTTGTTTGCTACTGCCCTGGAGCATACAGTTCCACGTGGTAATTGTTTCTTGCAGGAGGTTATGGTGTCTCATACGATGGTCCATGAGAAGCCAGTGACATTTAGCGCGGAAGTAATTATCGATGGGTATAACTGCGATAGGCAAGTGCTAGATGGTGTGTATGAATATACATGGCATGGTAATGGTAGATGTGGAACGTTATTGATGGCTCCAAATCTTAACCGTCCCATTATAGGTGTGCACTGTGCTGGTATGGGCGGTAGGGGTTATGCTGACCCTATTACACGTGAAATGTTGGCGAATTATGATGGTAAATTATATGAGAAAGGATACAATGAAGATAATAGACCTCATAAAGCATTCAAGACAAATTACGTGTCTGTTGGGCGTACGGACCACACTATGGAGCATCATGAAAGTGGAAATACGCGTATCATACCATCGATAATTTACGGCGTGTTTCCTGTTGTTAGTGGCCCTGCACCCCTCCAGAAGGGCGATAAACGCGTAGAGGGGCCAGAAGGCACGGTTTATTCGCCATTATGGAGTGGTGTAGCGAATATGGGTATTGTAACACTGGATTTTCCAAATTTAACTCTTGATACTGCCATGGATTATTTGAAACAGCGTCTCATCACATTAGCACCCCCACTCAGAGAAAACGTTCGTCCCTTGACTATGAATCATGCGATATGTGGAATACCAGGAATGGATTATTATGAATCGTTAAATTTTAGTACGTCGGAAGGTTTCCCATGGAGTAGATTCAGGCCAGCGGGTGAGCGTTGTAAAGAATGGCTTTTTGACTTTGACACAGACGAAGATGGTAATAGAGTTTTGTATAGTGTTCATCCTGAGTTGTGGGACCAAATGACTGCAGAAGAAGATGATAGAGTCAATGGTATCCCAGTTGATGTAGTTTTTGACGACTGCCTGAAGGATGCACGTCTTCCTCTTGACAAAATTAAGAAGCCTGGTAAAACTCGTATTTTTTCTATTTCCCCAATACAGTATACTATTCCGTTTAAAAGATATTTCGGTGATTTCATCGCTGCATTTACTGCTGCGCGCTTAAAGTTAAATCATGCTATCGGTATCGCCTGTGATGGTCCTGAATGGGGTATGCTCATTCGCAAACTTGTAACACATGGTACTAACTATGTGACTGGGGACTATAAGAACTTTGGTCCAGGGCTTAACACCGCCTGCTTATTGAAAGTTTGTGAATGCATCCTTGCATGGTACGAGCATTATGACCAATCTCATGATCGTGAGCGATCCAACAAAATACGAAGAGCTTTGTTGCGTGAGTTGGTATGTGCCCGCCACTGTGCATATGATTTCGTGTACAACGTGTTTGCGGGGATTCCGTCTGGATGTCCAGCAACGGCTCCCCTAAACAGTCTTGTTAACGAAATGTATATGTTATCTGCGTGGATACACATCATGGAAGATACCGAATATAGTTCTTTAAATTATTTCTTTTCACACACAAAATTAATTACTTATGGGGATGACTTTATTCTGTCTGTACACAATGACGTTGTTGATAGGTTTAATGGCGTATCAATTCAAAATTTCTTTCAACAATATAATATAGTTTTGACATCTGCTAATAAAACATCTGAAGTAATGACAGCTTATACCAAAAATATATATGAATGTACTTTTTTGAAGCGTGGTTTTGCTCGACATCCAACAAGAGCACATGAATTTCTTGCACCATTAGACCTAGATTTTTCAGTTAAGGACGTTGCCAATTGGATTCACAAGAGTCCCGACACCGTCCTTGCCACCAAAATTAACGCTGAAGCATGCGTGCGTAACTCGTACGGGCATGGGCCAGCAGTTTACAATAGTATAAAGCGGACTATTGCTACTAAGTGCGCTAATGTCGGTCTCGACATATTGCTGCGTACTTGGGAGGAATACGATGTTTTATTTTTCTCAAAACAATGATGGGATATGACATCATTGTCTCTTCAAGCATGCTAACACAATTCACGTGGTGTTAGCAGTCGTTCGATCTGCACGTGTTTTTGGTTATCGAATGGACGCTACCGTAGGGCAGACATGCCGCGGGGGATACTCGTATCCTTTATGTATTAGTTTTAGTTAATGAGCGACGCATCTATCTCGCGGTCTCATTTGGCCTTAACCCTTCTGGTTAAGATGGTAGATTAAGTTCTTTTTCTTCAAACTAACAACTTTTCCCTTTAGTGCAAACTAACCAAAAAAAAAAAAAAAAAAAAAAAAAAAAAA